ACTGAGGGCCAGTCAAATACACTGAAGCAGTACGGCCCTAAACTATTCTTCTCCAAAGGATCAGATAGGCTTCGCAGCTTTGGTATGAATTGGTTAGGAGATTTCATTCAGCCAGTTCATGGCACTGGATTCCATGAGAAACAAAACAGCGAGCTAGGTCGTAGGATCATTCCTATTATCCAGCGTATCAAAAAACTACCAGATTCAAAGGGTGTGCTTGGTACTTGGGCTTCAAAGAACAATCCTTTGAGAACTAATCAACCTGATAGTGTAACTCGTATTGTTAAGACCCTTCGTAGGCCACTAGGACATGAGTCGGAGAATCGTTTATCTCCAGAAGAGTTTGATATTTATCGTGACCTTCGTGACTTGTTTGCTCAAGAGGCTGTTAGCCTTAAAGAGTCTGGTGTCATCATGGGACACATTGAGGATTACTTCCCACAAGTGTGGAACAAAGAAGCCATGCTTCGCAACAAGGATGATGCCATTCTTGAGCTGCAAAAGCATCTTATGCGTGAGTCAGTGACCGAGCGTAATGGCGATGTCAGTGTTGCCCAAGCAAAGAAAAAGGCTCAGTCAATCTTTACCCGTCTGGTTGAAGATGATGGTGTCTATATGCCACCTCCTACTGGAGGGCGAAGGGACGTTACTGGAGATCACATTGACTACCAGCGGATGATACGTCTTGATAAGTACCCCGACTCTCTAAGGTCGCTTGAGAAGTATTTGGAGACTGATCTTGAAGGAATGATGACTAAGTATTTTGACCTGTCTACTCGTAGAGTTGGTATGGCTAATAAATTTGGTACGAACTCCCACGGATTCTACGACTACATTCATACTGCCGAGCATGGTATCCGAGGTGCGGTGGAACTAATCACACAGGGTAAAGTATTCTCTCGTGAAATTGTTGTGCCAGATGGTACGGACAGAAAACTCACAGATATTGAAAGAGAGTTGTTCCAGCCACTAACTAAAGATCCTGCCCAAGCAGAACAGATTGTTCAGCAAGCAATGGAGATTGCACAGTTACAAGGTGCTGATGCAGCAAGGGAGTTTTTAGTTACCGCTCACCCCAAAGCGACTCAAGCATGGGAGAGAAGGGCAGATGCAATCGCTAATGCCCTAACTGAGTTTGGAGGAAAGCAAGGCATGATTCCTGAGAAGGAATACAAGTTTGCCCAAGCGATCTTTAATGTTACTCAGCGTAAGCCTGTGTCTCCGCAGGATACATTCTTTAAACAGGCCAACAATACATCTAAGGTGCTTCGTTCAATTAACTCAGTATCTCTGCTAGGTTGGACGACTCTAACATCTCTTGGAGACCTTGCATTACCTCTAGTTCGTTCTGGCAATTTCAGAGCATGGGCTAATGGTATGCGAAAGTGGGCATCTGATCCTGACTATCGACAAGCTATTCAGTCTGTTGGCGTAGCCGTGGAGAACCTTACTCATGAGCGGTTAACAGGTCTAGTGGGAGCTGACTCAACCAAAAGAACCAATGCGTTCTTTAACTTCACGTTATTGACTCCGTGGACAAACATGAACCGAGAGATGGCTGGTGCAGTATTCCACCAAGCAATCATCACGGAACAGCGTAGAGCGTTAACCGCAGATAAGGGGTCAAACAAGTATCGAACTGCCATGCGTTTCTTGAATCGCTATGGTCTGGCCGAGTACGCTAAAGATGGGGCAAAAGACCTCAACGATCCGCGAGTTCTAGCAGATGATGATGCGGTACGCGAGGGTATGATCCGTTTTGCAAACGAGTCTATCTTTACGCCTAACTCAAACGATGTTCCTTTGTGGGCGCAAACTCCTTGGGGTAGCGTGATCTTCCAGCTCAAGTCTTTCCCATTAATGATGCAGCGTTTAACTTTGGGTGAAGGTGGCATTGGTAGTGAAGCAGTCAAAGGCAACGTCTATCCAGCTCTCTATGCACTCACCATTGGTGCAGGATTTGGTATGGCATCACTAGGAACAAAGGACGTAGTGCAATCCAGAGGTGGTGAAGAAGGCACGAGCATGGAGCTTCGTAATCGTAACCTTCTCAAGTCGCTTGGCTATGACAAAAAAGTCCACGGAGATGCGGATGACTTCGCTGGCTGGTATTACGAATCCTTAATGCAAATGGGTGGGTTAGGTTTACTCGCTGGCATCATGCACGATTCGGTTCAGCAGCTAGACAACGGAGCTTATGGAAGTATGCGTGTGATGTCTACAGTATTTGGCCCCTCCGTTGGTCTGTTCGGTTCAGCCTACAATGTTGGAGCAGGAGCTAAAGATTCAATTAGTGATGCTATGGGCAACGAATCAACAAACTCTAAAGAGCGTCAAGCGATTCGATCTCTCATCGAGAGAGTGCCAGTCATTGGTGGTGTTAAGGGAGTTAGAGAATCCGTTGTTGATACTGTAGCTGGTGGGTCTGAAAGTGGATCATCTTCATCCAGCAATGGTTGGGGTGGTGGATTTGGTGGTGGATTTGGTGGTGGATTCTGATGAGTGAATACGCCAGTCCACACTTTAAATGGTCTGAGCTTGCCTGTAGATGTGGGTGCGGTTGCACCTTTGTCTCGGAGCAAGCGGTAGTAAAGTTGGAGAAGTTGAGAGTTCTTCTTGCTGCTCCAATAAAGATCAACTCATCCTGCCGATGTCCAATCCATAATGCAAAAGTGGGTGGAGCACCACTAAGCCAGCATCGAGCAACAAAGAGTAATCCTTCTACAGCTTTCGACATTGCCATTGGCAATCATGATAAGCAGGAGATCATTGAGCTTGCTGAACTGGCTGGGTTCAATGGGATCGGAACTAAATATCGGACGTTTGTACACGTTGATGATCGCCCTAATCGGGCAAGGTGGTAATAATGTTAGAGATGCTAGGGTCAGCATTGTTCGGTGGTGGTGTCGGTATCTTCGGGTCAGTCGTATCCAAAGTCCTATCCATCTGGCAATACAAAGAAGAGTTGAAAGCCAAGCAGATAGATTATGAACATGAGAAATCATTGTTGGATCGTCAGCTTGCAGCTCGTAAGGATGAACTGGAAAGTGAGCAAGCGATTGTTAATGTCGCGGCTGATGAATCAGTTCGAGTTGCTTCGTATCAACATGCTAATAGTGTTGGAGAGACCAGCGTGTGGGTGAACAATGTGCTTCGTTTGGTCAGGCCATTACTGACTCTGATGATGGTGTGTTTAACAGCATATATAGCTGCAACATTTGATACGCTAACTCAGCAGGAGTTGTCTTCACAGGTTATCGCAATCACATCCATGTGCTTCGCGTGGTGGTTTGGAGACCGCTCTAAAGTTACTAATAAATCTTAGACATCATACTTGTTGATCGCTCGGTTCAGATAGAACTGGGCTTTCTTCAAGTCTTGGAGTCCATTCTTAGAGTGGTAACGTGCAGTGTACTTATGCACTTGAGCGATGAAGACAATAGTCGCTCCATCTATTCCAGCCAGTGAAGCTGACTTAGCCTCGCTCTCTATCCAATCAAGCGTTTCTATTTCCTTGTCAGCGTAGTGAGCAGGGTGCTCAACCATTGCATCAGTCATCGTCTATCCCTCGGTCTGTATTGCATGTACTTGCTTGTATCATCGCAGCCATTAGTTCCTCCGCAGTTATCACACAGCCAAGTGCCATCTTTCACTGGCTTGGCGAACTGACAACTTGAAGCCTCAACTGGGACTGGCATATCACTCCAACATACATCTCGCTTGAAGCATCCTTTGCATCTCCAGTCGGTCACATCAACAGAAATCTTAGCAGCATCACCCTCTAGTACAGTGACTATCCTCTGCTTGAGGTAGCTCCATTCTATCTGATCAAACTCCACAATCTCTGCGTGATACCTAGACTTGTCTTTGTTGTACGCAATAAAGAATGCCTCTTCCATGTCAGCCAGCGCCATGTACATCTGGAGTTGGCAATAGTAAGAGTGGTGCGATATTTTTACACCCTTTGTAAGAAATTTCTGGAAGCTGGTATTGTTCATAGATTTGATTTCAAGGATGTATCGCTTGCCACCCAGTTCAATCATGCCATCAGTATGAGAGCTGATGTGTCCACCTAACTCCTGATAACTCCACTGCTCTCCAGTGGCTGGATCATTTTCAATGACCACTGCACCTTTTACTTTTTTCAGATCAGCGACAACAACTTCTTCGATCATGTGACCCATGGCAAAGATGCGCTTGAGAAATGCGGGAGGCTCAGTGTTGGGGAATCCTCGCAATGAAAACGCTAGGTTAGCGTCACATGGATTGCCTACTCCACTGGCTCCAATGTACTTGCGAGACTTGCTCTCCGTCTCCAAATCATAAGCATCATCGATAAGGGTGATAACATTAAGTGCTGGCGATTGATCGATCATTGAGAGTAACCTTATATAGATATAGTCCGTGTGATACATGAATCTTATCAACCGAATGTGAGCCATGCTTCTCCTTGCGGAGATGCCTTAGTTGAGCACTCACGCTTGCTTCTGGATCACCGCATTCCTTTGCGATAGCAGCCAGTGTCATGGGTATTCCGCTGCTGCAAACCTTCTTCACTCTGTCCATCTGCTTATTCAGACGCTCGTCATCTAATACTGGCGTGTAGTCACTTCCATTAAACTTTTCCATACCCTATCCTCTTATTGTAGTACCAAAAAAGCCCCAATGAAGGGGCTTGGATATTTCGCTAAGATTTAGAAGGGGATGTCATCGTCAAAGCTATCTTTACCAGATGCAGTGCTTGTAGCACCTACTGGAGCAGCGGCAACAGCCTCATCGCTTGGTGCAAAGTAAGCGTTGCGATCTCGTGTTTGACCACCACCCTTTCTGCGCTCTCCGCTCTTGTCTTGCCAGTCTTCTCCTTGCACAACATGAACACCGACCTTTAAGCCTTTCATCTTGGCGACATCAGGGGTTGAGTGTGTATAGCCAGCTTTACTTAGGAGGGTCTTGAGGCGAGTCAGTCCAATCTCGGTTGCTACCTCGCTCTCATTGTGGACGTTCATATAGTCAATCACATGACCAGATCCATCCAGTGAGGTTAGAGTCACCGCCAAGCGATGCCCCTTTCCATTTTTAGTTTTGTTTAATTCCGCATCAGTGATGCGACAGATATGAGCACCAGCTTGCAGCGTAGTGCTGCTTGTGTCTGCTTCGATGCTACCTAAATCTATTGAACTTAATCCGTTCCAATTCATAATTTACTACTCCAGTTATTTGGCAGCGTTTTTGCTGGCCGATTGATTATTCTGATACTCTTTAAACTCTTCATCACTCATGCTCATTTTGGTGAATAACTCAGTGATGTCATCGCACTTTTCGATAGGGCGTAAACGCCTCCGAGGGTCACGCGCTTTCGCGTAGTAACCTTTGACTTGATCTGTTGCGAGATAGCGAGTCACTGTTAACACTCCATCCACTTCCTCACTGTGACGCTTGCCACAGAAAACGTGATCAAACAAAGCAGGGATCTGCTTCGATACTTGTGAACCCTTCACCATTGGCCAGTAAGTCGTTAGGCCATTATCATCATCTTCTTCTTTTAGAAGACAGGTACATACAACGTGCATGTCCAAGTCTCTAATCCATTTCAGTGAGCCGATCATAAGGCGGCTGTTGTCACCCCACTTCTCAAACGTGTT